TTACTTGTCAAAAATGGCTATAGCATCGTGTTTTTTCTGAGTATATAAATGACTGTAAGTGCCCATCGTTTCAGTGATTTGAGCATGTCTCATGAGTGACTGTAAAACGAAAATATCTACACCATTATTTGCAAGATAAGATGCATAAGAATGTCTTAACGCATGAATGTTATAATGAGGGAAAGCTTTTTGAAATTTCTTTTGAACATGACTATAATGTTTGGGAGCCATTCCTCCGAAAATAAAATAACTACGTTCATCAAAATATTTGTTTAACTCTTTTTCACGTTGGTGTCGTTCAGTTAACATTGTATTGATGAATTTAGGTAAAGGAACAATATCCTCTGAACTATCTGTTTTCGGTCTCGGATATATAGTTCTATTAGAGATATCCATTGTTTTATTTATGGATATCTCTTTTTTGTATTTATTGTAGTCTGTCCAAACAAGCGCCATAGCTTCGCCAATCCTCAAACCTGTATAAAACATTAATGTAAATAACTCTCTGTAATCTTGCTCTTCAATGTCTTTGATTCTTTCTTCAAATTCTTCACGCATCATAAACTTAGGTTTTGGTTTTACACGCGGAATAGGTTTAATTGATATTGTTGGATCTGTACGTAATCCAAAGTATTTTTTGGCATAATTAATTACAACTTTAAAACCTGACCAAATTGTACGAGCAGAATTTGTTGATGCTACATTCTCTATTAGATATTTACGAAACTCTTGGCATTGATTTTGTGTTATCTTATTCATTTTTATGTGCCCAAACTTAGCTTTAAAGTGTTTATGATATTCATTTTGCTTGCGTCGTTTTGTTTTAGGTCTCAAATCGCTATTTTCTAAGTAGTGATGAAAAATATAATCAAATGTTTTAGAATCGCTATATCCTTCGTTTACGTCATTCAAAAAAATAGCCTCTGCACTCTTAGCTTCACGCTTAGTTGAAAAACCGCGTTGCATCTTACGTTTGTTATTACCGTATACATCTTTATATCTAATGGAAAAATACCATTTGTTTGTACTTTCATCCTTATATACTGGCATTTTGCTTCTCCCTCCTCAAAATTGGCAAAAAAATAATAAGGGTAGGCGGGCTACCCGTGATTTTAGTACTAGGTACTAAATGTGATATAATAAAATAAAAAGTAGGTGATGAAATGTGTGTAAAATTTACTGACGCAGAAATAGCTTATATAAAAGAATCAGTTGAAAATTATAGTAGTGAATTTGATATTTATGACGATGAACAAGAACTTAAATTAAAAATTTATGAACAAATTATGTTAAAAATAGAGTCCGAATACAAGGATATCTATTTATTCCGTCTTATTAATTGATTTACTGTATTCGGTTAATATTCTTTCGTTTTCATCAACGATGTCCTTTAGTGTGTTTAAAAGGAAGTCGCAATCACCTTTGGCTACTGCACCGGCTTGTGAATGGTTGATTATATTTCTCATACTATAAGCAATTTCTACCCGTTTTTTGGTTCTATAATTCACTTTACCCTCTTTAGTTAATTCTCCTAATAATTTGGTGTACATAGTTGAATCGGTGTCTTTATGTTTGATTTTATTCACTTTTTTTAATTTGATTAAAAACGTCTCTATAGCAACAGCAAAGGTTGCTGCAGCTGGCAAATACAACTCCCTTTTATAAGCTTGTAATCCTTGTTCTATTTGATAAGAAAAAGTTATATCATCAACAATCTTTTTCATGCTATTTAAATCTAAGTGGTTGAACGGTTGTATTTCATCATGTGCTTTGTTTATCAATTTCTCTTTCGACTTCGATATCAATGTATTGTAATGATCGTTAGCTAATCGTTTGCCATAATTAAAAAATAAATCTAAATTGTTTTGTATTATTACAGTCCCGATATATTTTCCGTAGTAAATAGACGTGTAATAAATGTAGTTATTAAAATCTAATAATCCGGATTGTTCTTCTACATACTTTTTAGAATCATATATGTATGAAGTAAAGTGTTTAGACAAATGTTTGATATCAGTATTACGAAAATTATATATTTCTTTTAATTTACTGTCATTTGAGATAACAACGATGCAAGGTTCTTCAAAAAAAGATTGATTTAGATAAAATATCGAAATCTTGTAATCGTCTTTTCTCATGAATGGGAAGGCTTCCGGATTACTACTAAACTGATAAATGTATCTGTTTTCAACTACATATTTGTAACCTTCTAAAAAATTACGCAAGTATTCTTTTAAAGTTTTATTCTCTTCCATCCCTCATCCTCCTCACGCCACACAGGCGCTGTTAATCACATTTTAGTTCTATCGGTAATTTTAGACTCCATAACTCTTTGACGTGACTCTTTAGCTTCTCGAATCATATCTTTAAATCCTTGACTGTCTATAAAAGATTTGGCTTCTTCTATTTGTTCTTGAGTAAGCTCTTTACCACCAGTATTGATGTGTAAGTTTTCAATTTCTTTATAAGTACTCATTTTTTCGACTCCTGTTCTTCAAGTTCACTTTTAGTTATAGGTAAACCATTATTCAACCTATAAGTCAGTTCTTCTTCTGTATAAAAGGGGATTTCAACCATTTCCCACTCTTCAATGTTAATGTCAACTTCTTTTAAATTCATTTTAAGACCTCCTATAAAATAACTTTTCCAACTAACCTCACACTTTCATTATCATAAAAATGTAAATCTTTATACTTTTTATTTAAAGAAACCAACGTTAATCTATTATCTTCTACATAAACTTTCTTTACGTAAGCATCTCCATTTATAATAAAGACGCCTATTTGTCCATCTTTGATAGTGTGAGATTTTTCAATGAATATAATTTGTCCGTTTTTAAATAACGGCTCCATTGAATCTCCATTTACTTTTAAAGCTATATCATGTGCGGGGACATAACCTCTTACGAATTCTTTTGAAATAGGCTCGTTATATAATCTTTCGCCAATACCAGCTGACGCACAACCATATATATCCACTTCGGATTTTTCTTGAATGTAAGAATTGAAATCTACCAGATTATCACTGTCATTATTTTGCTCTTCTAATTGATTAGTCGCATATTTTAGTACATTGCTTTGTCGTGGAGGTGTGAGTTTACTGTATATGGAAGTGATATCGTTATCGTCTTTGTAGGTTGTATCTATGTCACTTTTACCAACCTCGAAAACATCAGCTATCCTTTGTATAACCCCGTGAGAGGGGTTGGAACGTAAATTTAAATAATCGCTTAAAGTAGATGGTTTTATGTTAATGAGTTCGGCAAGTTTCTTTTGTGACATATTTGAATCGTTGAGAAATTTTCTAATGTTTTTGGCTATGATAATATTTCTTTCTTTGTTCATATTACTTACCTCCTTTTTCTTATTATACGAAAATTTCATATCATAGTAAAGTTTTTTACGAAAAAAACGTATTTAATGTTGACAATACGAAAATTTCGTATTATATTAGTGTTACCGAAAGGCGGTGACAACATGAAAACATTAAAAGAGTTGAGGACTGATTACGGATTGACTCAAGAAGAGTTAGGAGATTTATTTAAGGTCTCATCACGTACAATTCAAAATATGGAAAAAGACTCTACAAACATTAAAGATAGTTTACTTTCTAAGTATATGAGTGCTTTTAATGTTAAATACGATGATATTTTTTTAGGTAATGAATACGAAAATTTCGTATTTATGAACAATAAAAAGAAATCAATTATTTTAGCATTTAAAGAAAAAGAAAAACAAACATCTTAAAAGGAGGAACGACAAATGGAGCAAACAATCAAACAATTTTTAGAATTTAGAAAGCAATTCACACCTGCACAGTGGCACGAAATCAACAGAATTATTGACGGACAATTTAGTAAAAAAGCCGCCGAGCTACAACTCGACGACCAAGATGTTGAGGTTATTAAAAATATTATTGCTCAACAAAAGATTATGAAGTAACGATTTGAATAAAGATAGGATGAATTCGGTAACTTTTACCTTTGTAATTAATCATGATGTAGTCCTGTTGATACATTGTATCAGCTTCTAATTTTTGAATTGGAGACCATAATTCAGCGTTTTCTTCCCACCATATTGATGGAGAAATCATACGAGGTCCCATTTTGCAATTTTCATCATCATGAAGATTAACCCATTCACCTAAAAGGCAAGCGTGGACTTGTTCCATATTTATCACCTCCTTAGGTTGATAACAACATTATAAATGAAAGGAAGATACAAAATGATGCTGACTAACACACTACTAGCAATTCACTTTTTCATGAATTTAGCGATATTAATTATGCTCGTAAGAATCGGTAGAGATTAACTTATACTTTTTAAGTTTGTTTATTCGTTGATTAGAAACAATCTTTATAAACGCAGGTTCTAATTCGAATTTATATAAAAACTCTGATGACGAATTAGCTATCATAACTTCTGGTTTATCTAATTGTTTATCGATTGGAGCATGCAAATAACTTGGATTATATATACCGAGAGATGAATATTCATCAGATTCCAATACTACGTTAATAGGTGTTAAAACATTTTTGTTTTTATCTAAAAATATTAATTCTTCTAAAGTATGAGTTCTAGACGAGTCATTAGCGACGACAAAATTTAATTCTACAAAATTATTTTCATAGTAGAAATTAAGATCGCTAATAACAAAACTGAACTTATTTTGAGAACGAGTATAAAAAATTGAGTATGCAGATAGACCTAAAGCTAGAAAAGCTACAACGTTTGAAAACAAAGTAGATTGTATGAATTCCATAAGAATAACCACCTTAAATATTTGATAACAACATTATACATGAAAGGAGCATAAATATTATGCAAGCATTACAAACATTTTGTTTCCAATAAAAAAACACACACCTTGTCGTAGAAGGTATGTGTTACGGAAATTTTGTTCGGTTCTAATTACTACGACTAACAGCACTATTTTTGCTGGTATCGTCCCCAGCCCTGTATGGTGCTTAGGTTTTCCATCAAAGTCTAGCGTCCTAAAAGTTACTACCTTCTAGTACGCATACCCTAGTTAACGTCTCTTGGTTGACTGTGGAACACAACAAACGATGTTCTAATTTAGACTTACTAACCTATAAAACCACAGGATGATTTAAAACCTCGCATAAGCAAGGAAATCACCTCCCAGTGTAGTGGGGTTGGATTAATTATATAACGAAATATCGTTATGGACAATAAGGAGTGGTAAGATGCTGAACTTAAAAGAATTGAGAGAAGAAAAGGGGATAACACGCTATCAACTAGCGAAGCTAACGGAATTACAAAACTCGACAATTCGATCTATCGAAACAGAAGTTAAAAATCCTGGTTTCCTCACAGTAAAAAAAATATGCGATGCACTACAAGTTGATATCGCTAATGTAAAGGAGAAATAAAATGCAAGCATTACAAACAAAATCGAACATCGGAGAAATGTTCAACATACAAGAAAAAGAAAATGGAGAAATCGCAATCAGTGGTCGAGAACTTCATCAAGCATTAGAAGTTAAGACAAGATATAACGATTGGCTTGAAAGAATGATTAATTATGGCTTTGAAGAAAATATTGATTATACAGCTCTTACTCAAAAAAGAGTAACAGCTCAAGGCAACGCTATTAATTATTTAGACCACGCCCTAACACTAGACACTGCAAAAGAGATTGCAATGATTCAACGTAGTGAACCTGGTAAACGTGCAAGACAATATTTCATCCAAGTTGAGAAAGCATGGAACAGTCCAGAAATGATTATGCAACGTGCTTTAAAAATTGCTAATAACACAATCAATCAATTAGAAACAAAGATTGAACGTGACAAACCAAAAATTGTATTTGCAGATGCAGTAGCTACAACCAAGACATCAATTTTAGTTGGAGAGTTAGCAAAGATCATTAAACAAAACGGTGTAAACATCGGGCAACGCAGATTGTTTGAGTGGTTACGTCAAAACGGATTTCTTATTAAACGCAAGGGTGTGGATTATAACATGCCTACACAGTACTCAATGGAACGTGAGTTATTCGAAATTAAAGAAACATCAATTACACATTCAGACGGACACACATCAATTAGCAAGACACCAAAAGTAACAGGCAAAGGACAACAATACTTTGTTAATAAGTTTTTAGGAGAAAAACAAACAACTTAATAGGAGGAACAACAAATGTTACAAAAATTTAGAATCGCTAAAGAAAAAAGTAAATTAAAACTCAATTTACTAAAACATGCAAACAGTAATTTAGAAACAAGAAACAACCCTGAACTGTTGCGAGCAGTTGCAGAGTTGCTTAAAGAGATTAATCGATAAATGAGACAACTAATCATCGTTTGAGTTCTCGTCATATAAGTAATTAGCAATTACGTAAAGTGTTAAAAGAGTTGCTATTACATTAAAAAACATAAAGTAGTTCACATATTGGTCAAGTATCGTTCTAACCATAACCGGAGATGTTACTCCGATAGCAGAACCGACAGAAACCTTTTTTATAAATTTTGCAGAAGGAGAAATAAAAATATGATTGAGCGATTCATTGAATACACTATTGTATTTCTCAGTATTTACGTCATCTATTGGATGGGCAGAATCGACGGTTTTACCAAGAACAGGGACATCGACAGTATCGACAAAAGAATTTCTCAAATGAGTGCTAACTTTGCGGACTTCATCCTCCGGAAAGCTGTTAGAACTTATGAATTCATCAAGAATTTTTTCAGAAAATAAATTAGTTTTGAACATTGGATGATTCTTAGTTACTCGATGCATATAGGAAGCCCAATCAGATAATTTCGATTGGTTGATTCTAAGATCATTCATAGTATTTACGACTTTAGCGTAAGTTTCAATAGGCAACTTAGACAAGATGGCTTGATTTTTCTTTATTAAATCTAATTGTCGTTGAGTGAGATTTATATTATCCATACTTATCACCTCCTTAGGTTGATAACAACATTATACACGAAAGGAGTATAAAGAATGGAAATCAACGTATGTGGCGTGAAATACAAAATAGTTCAATTAGAAGATGTAGATAACAATCCAAGTTGTTTAGGGCTTTGTATTTATAAAGATAGTCTCATACAACTTAAACGAGGATTATCATTCGAGCGAAAAAAACAAATACTTATCCATGAGTTACTGCACGCAATGATGTATGAATCTGGTTATGAAGAACATGATGAAGAATTAGTTAACAACCTTTCAATTGTAATTAATCAAGTAATTTCACAAAACGATATTAAAGCCACTCTAAATGAATTAGAGTAGCTTCACTCAAGTTAACGTTCCTTACGAACACCTTTAAACGGTTTTGAATCTGATTTCATATCCATAAATCTACCAGTTTCAGAATTACGTTTAACGTAACGACCTGTTTTAGGATTTTTAACTTGAGAGTGATTTTTTACTGCACCTTTAACGGCGTCCATCTTTAGGCGGATTGGTTGCCATAAGCATCACCTCCTCTCACTAGGAGTTAACTAAATTATACACAACACTAAAATAAAAAGGAGGAATAGATATGATAAAAAATAGTTTGCAAGCTAAAGAACTTGCGTTAATTTTATCTGTTTCTAAATCCAAAGCAGGACAAATAATAAGAGAACTGAATAAAGAGCTTGAAGACGAAGGATATATTGCAATACGAGGCAAAATACCCGTCCAATTAGCTAGGAAAAAATTCCCTTATCACGACTTATCAGACCAGAGAATAATGGAGGAGTTGAAAAAAGAAAATGAGTAAAACTTATAAAAGCTACTTATTAGCAGTACTATGCTTCACAGTCTTAGCGATTGTGCTTATGCCATTGCTGTACTTCACTACAGCATGGTCAATTGCGGGATTCACAAGTATCGCAACATTCATATTTTATAAAGAATACTTTTATGAAGAATAAAAAAACTGCTACTTGCGCCAACAAGTAACAGTGACAAACGATTAACAAAATTAATTCGTGTTCAATATAAAACGAAAAACGGAGGAAGTCAAGATGTATTACGAAATAGGCGATGTATGTCAGAAGGTAATTAATGTAGACGGATTTGATTTTAAATTAGCAGTTAAGAAGAAGGACCACAGCATTCTGGTGAATATCTTAGATTTAGAAGATAAGTTTATCGACGGCATAAACATAACTAATGAGAACGATCTATACACAGCATTAGACATATTAAATCAATCTATTTACGAATGGATTGAAGAAAACGCAGATGATTATGACAGACTAATTAACTTAGTCATGAAATGGTAGGTGCGATATGAAACCACATAAATTTAAACGAATGGCAATTGACTTAATAGAACGTGTACAAAGCACTTCTTATCAAGTTGATTATAAGTACAACGTTATATGGGTCTGGCACTACAGCGATGACTATTTAGGAAAAGTCGCATCAATAAATATGCACAACAATGTAGATGACGATAACACAATATTGGCTAGATACGAGAAAGCTAAAAAGATGCTAGCGGGGGAGGTGTTAAGCGATGGCTAATCTATATGAGTTATCAGAAGCATTTAAAGAGTTGTCTAATCAAGATGAATTAGACCAAACATTATTAAAAGACACATTAGATTCTATTCAAGCAGAAATGAATGTCAAAGTAGATAACATTGTCAATTGGAGACGTGAAACTTTAGGTGACATAGATGTCATAGATAAAGAGATTAAACGACTTCAAAATTTAAAAAAACAAAAACAAAATTTAACTGATCGATTAAGAGATTACTTAAAAGAAATGTTAGAAACACAAGAAGTAGATAGTTACCGCACAGCTACTAATCATATTTTTAAACGCAAAAACGGAGCTAGTAAAAATATTATCGATGAAAAACTTATTCCAAAGGATTATTGGCTATCACAAGCCCCGAAACTTAATTCTAAGCAACTAATCGATGATTTGAAAGCTGGGAAAGATATTCCTGGCGTTGAATTAAAGGTAACAGAAAGTCTGGTGATTAAGTGATGAATAAATCAGAAACAGTTGTTGAAATAAATAAAGCTATGGTTGCGTTTCGCAAGGAAGTAAAGCAGCCACTTAAAGATAAAAATAATCCATTTTACAAATCAAAATATGTACCACTCGAGAACGTTGTAGAAGCCATTGACAAGGCAGCAACGCCTCATGGGTTGTCTTATACCCAATGGGCTTTGAACGATGTAGACGGACGCGTAGGAGTCGCTACAATGCTTATGCATGAAAGCGGTGAATATATCGAGTACGATCCTGTATTTATGAATGCAGAAAAGAATACGCCACAAGGCGCAGGCTCGTTAATCAGCTACCTTAAACGTTATTCATTATCCGCGATTTTCGGTATTACTAGCGACCAAGATGATGACGGAAATGAAGCAAGTGGAAAAAATAATAATCCAAAAGAGCAAACTAGAACACAATGGGCTAGTAGCGAAACCATAGGGATTTTAAGGAAAGAGGTTATAGATTTCACTAACTTGATAAAGGGCACGGATAAAGAAGCGCCACAAAATATAGTAGAACAAAAATTCGACATAAATAACTATAAATTAACAGAAAAACAAGCAGCAGAAGCTATTCAAAAAATACGAAACAACGCAAAAACAATTACTGGAGGAAAACAATAATGTTAAACAGAACAGTATTAGTAGGACGCTTAACAAAAGATCCAGAATATAGAACAACGCCAAATGGTGTGAGTGTTACCACTTTCACTATCGCAGTTAACAGAACATTTACTAACGCTCAAGGAGAACGTGAGGCAGACTTTATTAACTGTGTAACTTTTAGAAAACAAGCAGAAAATGTAAATAATTATTTATCCAAAGGGTCATTGGCTGGCGTTGATGGACGTTTACAATCACGCAGTTATGAAAACAAAGACGGGCAACGTGTATTTGTCACAGAAGTAGTAGCGGACAGTGTTCAATTCTTAGAACCGAAGAATAACAACCAACAACCAAACAACAATTATCATCAACAAAGACAAACTCAAACTGGTAATAATCCTTTTGATAATACCACTGCGATTATTGATGATGACTTACCGTTCTGATTGGAATGATTAGATGCCAATAATTACTAGTTATATCACTCAAGATGACGGTACAACAACAGTTGTCATCTCGGGTGTTGAATTAGGCAATAAAGAAACATTACTACTTGATAACGGGTTTGATGTAGAAGTAGATGTAAGCGTCATAGATCCGTTTCAAATTACCGGCAAGCAACGACGAAAAATATTCGCGCTTGTCAAAGACATAGAAGAATATACAGGTCAACCAATGGACTATATGCGACATATGTTCATCGAGTATGTAAGGACTTACTACGGCTATGATGAACGTATTTCACTAAGTAATTGTACGAGAACACAAGCAAGTCAAATCATTGAAGCAACGCTTGACTGGACGTTCTACAATGACATACCACTTAGCTACAAAACGAGTAATCTACTGAAACGAGATAAATCATTCTTATACTGGTCAACTGTTAACCGCAACTGTGTAATATGCGGAAAGCCTCACGCTGACTTAGCACATTACGAAGCAGTAGGTAGAGGCATGAACAGAAACAAGATGAATCACTACGACAAACATGTATTAGCGTTATGTCGCGAACATCACAACGAGCAACATGCAATTGGTGTTAAGTCGTTTGATGATAAATATCACTTGCATGACTCGTGGATAAAAGTTGATGAGAGGCTCAATAAAATGTTGAAAGGAGAGAAAAAGGAATGAATAGACTAAGAATAATAAAAATAGCACTCCTAATCGTCATCTTGGCGGAAGAGATTAGAAATGCTATGTATGCTGTAAAAGTGGAGAAAATTTTAAAATCTCCGTTTAGTTAATACAGGTTTTTACAAAAGCTTTACCATAGGCGGACAAACTAATTGAGCCTTTTTTGATGTCTATTACCCAGGGGCTGTAATGTAACTTTAATACTTCAAATTCAATGCCAGAAAGTTTACTTATTGTTTCTAGGTTGTGTCCTGACTTTAACATTCTTTTAACAAATTCTAATCCCGAAACAAATCTTTGTTTTTCTATAATCTTATTAAAGTGATTTAAAAACTGAGGAGCATAAAACTTATTATAAATTCCTTTTTTTGTTAAGTAAGACATGTCAAAAGTTTCATTTAAAACCCCTAACCTTACTAGGTTATTAATTGAAATTTCGGTTGATTCTATATCTAACGGAGAGTCTTTTATTAACGTGTCCGATATATTCATACCGTCATTCTTTGGGTTTAAAACCGCTCTATATTTAACGGCAGGATGTACTTCGTGATTCTTTAAATGTTTTAAAAGAATAGCATCATTTGGGGATAATTGTTTAATTATTTCAACAAATGAATGGTGGGTTAATGAGTTTTTTCTGTCATCCATAGATGATGCTATTAGTTTTGCGAACATATTACTTAAAGTTTTTTCACTAATGTAAAACTTTGAAGCTTCTAGAGCAGGACCTAGAAGAGAAAATTGTGGTTCTTGTAAATTATTTTCAGGTACAGAAGATATTTCTTTTTTAAATTGTTCTTTGAATTTTTCAAATTCTACTTCTCTTTGATAAATAACTTTATCCACATAAAGGTGGAATTTCCCAAAGACAAGTTCCCAAGTTTTAGAGAATGTTTCTACAGGCCCTTTTGATGCGCCTTCAATAATTTTATCAATACCTTTACCTAAAATAGGATCCATAATTATTCACCCCCAATCTAACGCAATAGCGATAATAAAATTATACCAGAAAGGAGATAACGAAATGGCAACATTTAGAACGATAAAAGAAAGTGGCGATTTTGTAACTGTGCATAAATCTTTTGTGTTCGATAGTAATTTAAGTGCTAAAGCTAAAGGGATATTATTGTATTTCCTAAGTCGTCCTGACAATTGGCAAATATACACGTCAGAAGTAGTTAAACATATGAATGATGGACAAAAATCAATCAATAGTGGCGTTCAAGAACTTATGGATAATAAATATGTTCACAGAATACAAAAAAGAGCTGAAAACGGTGTGTTTAAAGGCTTTGAATACTTAGTTTACGAAAAACCAACCGAAATGCCATTTTCGGAAAACGGATTATCGGCAAACGGGTTTTCGGAAAACGGAAAAACGGAAAACCGAAAAGGGCGTACTACTACTAATAATAGTACTAATAATGATTTAACTAATAATAACAATACTAATAATGAAGGAAGTATATTGTCGGGCAACCCGACGGTGTCTTCCATTCCCTATAAAGAAATTATCGAATACTTAAATAAAAAAGCAGGAAAGCATTTTAAACATAATACAGCTAAAACAAAAGATTTTATTAAAGCAAGATGGAATCAAGATTTTAGGTTGGAGGATTTTAAAAAGGTGATTGATATCAAAACAGCTGAATGGTTAAACACGGATAGCGATAAATACCTTAGACCAGAAACACTTTTTGGCAATAAATTTGAGGGGTACCTCAATCAAAAAATACAACCAACTGGCACGGATCAATTAGAACGTATGAAGTACGACGAAAGTTATTGGGACTAGGAGGAAGTTATGAAACCATTATTTGACGAAAAAATAAACAAAAGTTTAAAAAAATATCAACCAATCGAAGTAATACTAAGACAGAATTGCGATAAATGCGGGCATCAATATGACTTATATAAGTTTGAAAATGGATATGAATACAAAGACGGTTGCGAATGTGAAATTCAAAGATTGGCTTATGAAGAATACAAAAGGAATAAACAAAAGAAACTTGATTATATTTTCAATCAATCAAATGTTAATCCGTCTCTAAGAGATGCAACAGTTAACAACTATAAGCCACAAAATGAAAAACAAGTACAA